GTTGCTGTTGGCGTATGGCGTGGTGTTCATCAGCAGCAGGTGGCGGTAGTCGCTCTGCTCCCACAGCGAGAAGTCATAGGCGTAGCCCAGGGCTTCGCAAATCTTCTTGGTCAGCCACAGCAGGTACGGCTGGAACGAGAGGCCACGGGAGAAGTCCGTGTCGTCCTCGTCATCGGGATTGACCTTCCACTCGTACTTGCTGGCGGTGGCGTTCCACTTGGCGCAGTTCTGCAGGTTGCCGCTGGAGTTGTTCACCCACGGCAAGGCGGTGTAGTCCTCCGTCCTGCCCCAGATCTGCGCCGGAGAGGCGTAGGACACTTCTTCCCCGGGTCGTGGCTGGGCCCCGCCGCCAGTAGGCGAATTGTCGGGGTAGATGGTGGGCCACTTGCCCAGGTCGAGCTCGTCGATGTAGGTCTCATCGAAGCGTGGGAAGAAGTTCTGGTAGCTGCGCTTCTCCAGGAACTGCACCTTGACTGATTCCTGCGTGATGCCGGTGATCACGACGGCACCTCGCTTGAAGAAGTTGGTGTCCTGCAGCACCGCATCGAAGAAGATGTCGCCAGTATCCACGTCCTTGCGGGTGATTATCCCAAAGATGTCAAGGTTCTGCGGACAGTCTGCCAGGGACAGTTCAATCTCCATTGAGTAGTCATCGGCATCGGTGAAGATGCGGTTCTCCGATACATACTCTATCGAAGACCCCTTCTTCAGCGCGGCCTGTTTTCCGTTTATCGTCAGTATCATAAGAAATAGCGGTTGTTCACCACAAAGGTAGAACAACCGCGTATGCTGGGAAAAGATGATATTATTTGAAGTCTTCAAATTCTAATTTATGCAACAACTCTGGTAGGTATTCCCTAAATTCCTCCAGCTTTGAAATCAGATGTTCCCAAGTTTTACTTGGCAACATATCCTCATAATCTTGTTCCAGTTGCAAACAGAATTTGTAGAACTCACTATATCGTCTACCTTTCAATTGATAATTCTTTTTCATGGCTTTATCGCATTCTTTTTGTGCAAACAGATAGAAAAGCATCCCAATAAAATCATCTTCTGTACTTGCACTAAATGAATCAGGATCATTTAAAAGGTAAATTCTACTCCAATCAAATTTAATCAACAGAGATTTCCTTTTCAAGTAAAACTTTTGCTTCTGATGAAAACCGCAAAAGCAATCATCAAAACAGAAATCTTTTGCATCTGGTTTAAATCCGATGCTCCTAATAGCCGAATATGCTTTATAAATGTTCAATGCCATAATAATCTCGTTTATGCTTGTTACAAAGATAGCAAATATTTCGCTAAATACAACTCGTATGTGGAGAAAAAATTAAGACTGGTGTTAGATTTACCTTTGTCGTGGTAAATCTAACACGTAAGCCTTGAAAAGACGAAAAAAAAATCGATTATTTCACCCTAAACACTCATTTTCTTTTAGATTTCGGTGATTTATTATTCATGAGGCGCTGGTACTCGTCCTGCGCCTGCTTTATGCCCTTGTCGCCGGTCACGGTGTTGACGGTGACGAAGGGTTCGTCCAATCGCTCGTTGAGACGGGCGATGATCTCCTTCAAGTCTTTGCTCTCCTGGACAATCACCTGCGGTTGACTTTGGGCCAAAGCCATCGGCGCAGTGATAGACCTTAACACGTCGGCACTGCGAAGCGAGCCGATCGTGTTGGTGCGCTGCGCGTAGTCCAGAGCCTCGATCAGAGGACGGGCAACGGGTGAAGCGACCAGTTTCTGACTCGCCACCCATTCCCCGGCATGGACCACGCCAGCCACCTCGTCGGCACGGCCCTTGCGGGTGAAACCGCCCTCGCCGTAGCCCTGGGCCTGGCTCGCCTGCTGCTGTTTTTTGATGGCGGCCACCTGCATTGCTCCTGCAGCCACTGCCATGGCAGCGGCTATAGGGGCGATGATGTAGCCCACGACAGGGATGGCGGCAGCACTGGAGTAGGCGTTCAAGGCGGCGGTCGCCGTCTGAGCCACGGCCTGGATGACCTGCATGGCGAACAGCTTTCTATTCGCCTCGTCCTTGACCTTGGCCACCTCCTTCTGCTTCTGTTGCTCAAGGCGTTTCGTCTTGAACTTGTTGCCCTCGGCCATCGAGATCTCGCGCTCGTAGCGTTTCTCGATGGCGGCTGTCTCCATCTCCATCTCGGACTGTACCAGAGAGGAGATTTGGCTGAAGATGGACGACATGCCCGAGGTGAGGGTCTCGACGCTCTTGGTGACGGCCTGGCCGCCGTCGCCTTCGAGCCAGTCGAGCACGTCCTGGTTCCACTGCTGCAGGGCGTTCTTGTCGCTCTCGCCCCCAAGCTGGTTGTACCGTTTCTTCAGGGCGAGTTTCGCCTTCTCGTAGGCTTCATCGATGCGCAGTTTCTCCCTGGCGTTGTCGCCTGCGGCTTTGAGCTCAGCCTCATAGACGGCATCGAGATTGACCATCGCCTCGTTGTAGAGGGCGAGGTTTTCAGCAGCATTGTTGCCGAAGAACTCGTCCTTGATTTTCTGCAGTTCCTGCTGGTGCTTGCGCTGCTGGTCCTCGTACTCCTTCTGGCGCTTCTGCTGGTCCTTGACCAGGGCGGCCAGGTAGGTGTCGTGGGCCTTGATGTAGTCCTGCCAGGCCTTCTCGTCCACGTTGGGCTTGGCGACATCGAACTCCTCGCCGTTTTCTTCGGCCAGGCGTTTCGCCTCTTCCCAGTCTTTTACGGGCCTGTTGGCCTGTTGCTCGTAGATCTTTTCGAGGGTGCGCAGGTGCTGCAGCTCGATAAGTTCCATGTTGGCGTTGTACTGCTCCGTGGTTATCTTGCCGTCGATGTAGCGCTGCTGCATCAGGGCCTTGATTTCCCTGTAGGCTTCCTGCTCTTCCTCGACAGTAAATTTGTTAGCCTGCTCCTGCTGCTTGCGCTGGGCCTCGCGGTACTGCGCCTCGATGGTCAGGCGCTCCGCTGCACTGAGGTCAGCGTGGGCAAGCCGCTGCTTCTCGAACTCGACTGCTATCTCCAGCATCCTGTTGGTGTAGTCCTCGTAGTTCTTCTGGCCTGTGGCGTAGGCGATGCGGTTCAAGGCTTCCTCTCGCTCTCTCCACTCATTCTCGGCCTTGAACCTGTCTTCGGCCTTGCCTTTGTTAGATGTTGTGGTGGCAGTGGATTTGTCGCCACCGCCTGGGCTATAGCTGCCGCCCGAGGGCGTTGCATTGTTGGAGGTACCGCCACCGGTGCCCCGATAGTTCATCTCTGACCTATACTGAGTCAGCAGGTCTTGTGCCTGCTTGGGCGAGAGTTCCTTGTATTCTCCCTGGTTGGAGCCGTCAACGAAGACGAGGGCACGGCCTCTCGTCTCCGACTTGACGATGGCCTCCAGTCCTTCGATGGCACGCTTGAGCCATGCGGTATCGACTTTTCTCAACGGGGCGTTGGCGTTCTCCATCGCCTCGATGCCCGCCATGCCCTTACTGTACTCGCCCTGGTGGCGGTACATGTTGTTGACGATACCTGCAGGGCCGGTGTACTGCACCTGGTCTTTGCGGCCTCCCGTCCAGCGGTCGTACCACGGCATGTTGCGGCTGGCATCCTCGATGACCTTGAGGGCATCCTGAGGGATGGGCTTGTTGGCGATCATGGCCGTGGCCACCTGCTGCACCGTCTTGGCGGCGAGTTGCGCTGAGACGCCGTACTTTTCGAGAGATTCCTGCAGGCGGTTGAGATCCTTCTGGGTCTGGTCCACGTATTCCTGCTCCATCTTCTCCTTGACCGCTGCGATGCCTCTCTCACGGGCAGACCGTCGGATGGCCTCCGTCAGTCTGTCATAGGCATCGGTCAGGTTAATGATCTCGCCTTTCTCGTCGATCAGGCCGGACAGGTACTTTCCGTACTGGTCGATGATGGCCTTCTTTGCCGACTTGTAGTCGTCGGAGCCTTTCTCGGCGCCCTTGAGTTTGCCGAAGAGCAGGTCAAGTTCTCGCTGCTCCTTGACGTACTCGCCGCTGACCTCGTTGGCGGCCTTCATGTTCTCCTTCACCGACTTGGTGTACTCGTCGGTCTTTGAGGCGAGGTTGTAGATGCCCACAGCCAATGCCGTGACGGCAGCTATGGCGAGGCCCCACGGCGTGGTCTTGAAGGTATCGACGAACAGCTTCTGGGCGGCATTCGCCCTGGTGATGTTGCCCGTGAGGGTGTTGTAGGCCATCGAGCACAAGAGGGTCGTGCCCTTCACCGCCTTCTGCCACGTCTCCACGAGCACGAGCCAGCCATAGTGCAGGCGAAGGGCGATGTTGCTGGCGTTGACGGCCACCGTGTAGCCGACAATGGCAGCAATGAGCGTAAGGATGGCGGTCTTGTGCTTCACGGCGAAGTCCACGATGACGTTCAGGAAGCGCAGCATGGCGCTGCCGCTCGTCATGATGTGCCTATAGAGAGGCAGGAGCCGCTCGCCCAGTTCCACGGCGAGCTCGTGGACGCGCTTGCGGGCCTTGTCGATGCCAGCCTGAGCCGTGTTGTTGAAGATGTTGTACTCCCTTGTGGCCGAGGTCGCCTCGGTGAAGGCCTTGTTCGCCTCCTCCTGCTCCCACTTCACCATGTCGAGGTGGGTGGCCAGCGTGGCGAGGACCTGGGACATGCGGATACCGTCCATGCCCAAGTCCTTGAACAGCGGCGAAAGGGCCGCCAAGGCGTCGGCCTCGCCGATCTCCTGCAGCTTGCCGAGGAACATCAGCACGCCCTCGTTGGTGGACTTGTTCAGCGTCTCGGTGAACTTCTGGACATCCAGGCCGACGGTACGGGCGAGTTCCTGGGGCTTCTGGAAAAGCATCATGATGAGCCTCGAGAGTGCTGATGCCGACATCTCCACCTTCTGGCCGTTTGCGTCCAGCGTGGCCGCAAATGCCAGGATCTCGGGAATCGTCATTCGAGCCTGTGCGCCCACACCTGCAAGGCGTTGGGCGAACTGCACCAGGTAGGGTTTTGCCGCGGTACAGTTCTGCGAGAGGACGTTGACCGTGGAGCCCACGGCAAGCATGGCGTCCTTGGTGCCTAAGACCTCCTCCACACCGAAGATGTTGGTCAGCTTGGCGATGGTCTGCGTGGCGCCCTCGCCCAGGTCGACCAGCGCCACGTTGATGATGTCGGCCGCCTCGACATATCCCTGGACACTCTCACGGGTGTTCTTGCCCAGACGGCCTGCCTCCTGGGCGAGTTCGTTGAGCTTGTCGCGTCCCATGCGGGTGTCCATCTGCTTGAAGGCGTCGTTCATCGCCTCCACCTCCTCCCGGGCCATGCCCGTGTACTTGATCGTGTTGGCGAGTTCCTCCTCCATCTCGGCGTAGGAGTTCACCGCCTTGCGGCCAGCCATCACCAGGCCGGTCAGCAGGGCGGCGATGCCCATCAGCGAGGTCTGCCACAGGTTGAGCTTGTTGTTGAAGCGGTCCCACCATGACTGCTGCGTGCGCAGTTCGGCGTTGACCTTGGACAGCTCGGCCTTGACGGACTGGATCTTCGCCACATGGGCGTTCCATGCGGCGCTGCCCCGCTCCATGTAGTCGAGCTGGCGGTTCAGGGTCTGCAGGGCTCGGTTCAGTTCCTTGGGCGTCGCCTTGTCGAGGCGTCGCATCACGCCCTCGACCTGCATGGTCGAGGACTCGATTTCGCGGATCTGCCGCTTTGTGTCGGCGAGTTCCCTGCGTAGTTTCCTCAGTTCTATCTTGTTGCCGCTGGCTGCGGCTTTGGCTATTGCGTTCTCCAGTTCCAGTGCCCGCTGTTTGAGCTGCTGGAGTACCTGCTGGGCCTGTTGTCCGTTGACAACCAGGTTGACGGTTGCGTTGCTGTTGATGTCGCTCATAGTATTGACTTTTTTCTGCAAAGGTAAAAACCAGCCGAACGGCTGTAAAAGACAGTGCAAATCGGTCGGCTGTCGTCGGCGGATTTGCATAATTCATTAGGCAAAGGACATAAAAAATTTACTATTGAGTTAATTTTCTTATTTCCAGCTAATTACAGAAAATATACCCTTGAGGCCACATAATAGTGTAAAAATGCCCATATCAGCAAGTTAGCTATCAGTTTTTCGGAAATGTTTTTCCAAAACCCTCAAAAATTCCTACAATCAAAAAAAATAATGGCTGTAAAACAGCCATTTGCGGGGTTCGGGGCTGCCGCCCCGTCCTGCCTTCCAGGCTCCCCCGACCGCCCTGCGGAGCGCAAAACGAAAACCGCCTTTTGATTTAGCGGAATATGCAGGGCGAAGCGCGCCGATGTGCGGTAAAATCGCCAATGTGTGATGACAAACCGACACGCAGTATCGGTTTCGGCATTACACTTTGGCCTACCTATGTTTTTATGCGAAAAAATCGTGCCTTGAACTCGCTTCGAGGCTGGATTTTTTGTTCTGGCGATGGCGACGGGCGGTGAAGCGCAGGCAAGGGAGCGCAGAATGGCGACAGAGGCTGGAGTGTGCCCAAGGCTCACAGCACCGATACCCCTGAGCGCAGCGAAAACAGCGGGGCGCGGAGGGAATGTAGTGGAGACACAAGATGAGTGGAGTTATCGTGAGCGCCAGGCGGGATGCAGGCGTTGCGGGGCAATCTACGATTGAGCATCGGGCTTGCGGAACTACAGGATCGGGTTGAGGACGAAGGACGAGCCCGATACCAGTGCAGCGAGCCGGGTGCGTACCCGAACCCGCCGTCAGCAGACCGCCTTGAACCGCAGGTGTTGCACTGTCGATGACGCAGCGAAACGCAGTGCGGAACGGGAATGACCGCAGCAGCCGGCTGTGCGGGTGTCGGCGCGGCCAGTGAGCCTGACCAGGCACTCTCCAGCCGATAAGTCAGTCATTCGGAGCGGACGCAGGCGGAGCGGAACGGCCCATCGCCATCGGGGCCTGGGGCGGGCATTTTTCCGCAGGAAATGATCTCTGGTCTCGGGAATTTTGGCTATCTTTGCAGTACGTATAACCAACCTTAAATCTATGTTTTATTCATACTATTTTTCCTAGGGGCACCTCGTTGCGAAACGGGATGCTTTTTTCATGGCGATTGGGCAACGGGAACCGAGCGAAGCGAGTTTCCCATTGCCCAATCGACTATTTCCTCAAAAGGTATTTCCCCGTGAGCACGAGCACGAGCGCAGCGAGGATGGCCCATGGCCACCAGGTGATATTGGGGGGCTTGTAGATGCCCACGGTGTCACGGGCGTAATGGTCTGACTTGTCCATCGTGCGGTGCGAAGCGACGCTGTCGACCTGGCGGGCGCACCGCGAAGCGTTGCGCTCGGCCAAGTCGGCCTTACCGATGGACGCGCGTTTGCCCTTCAAGACAACCATGTTTGCAGCATGCAGACGTGGTTGGCTTGTGATAGGATCGGCAAATGCTGGCAGAGATGGAGCCGTGTCTGTGCCGAACGGCATGGGCATGATCAGCTCGAAGCTGTCGAGGTCGATGCTCAGGCTGCTCATCCACTGAGTCCGCGCAGCGGTCTCGGTGGTGGTACTGGCAGTCTTGGCGACCTCGACGTTCTCCTCTACTGTGGTGGTGGCCTGCTTCTGGCTTCGACAGGAGTGGAACGTGATGGAGAGGCATAGCAGCACCACTACCAGCAGCAGGATGAACACGATGCCCTTGAATAGGTTCTTGAATTGGTCATTCATAACTTTGGGATTTTAGATGTTTGAATACTCTTTCCTGGCATCAAAGCAGGGGCACGCTTTGGCGGCGAACTCCCGATGGCCGTGGACCGTGGCACGCGGGAAGCGTTGCCTCAGTTCACGGATCAGCGACAGCAGCGCTGCCTTCTGGGCGGCGGTGCGGGTGTCCTTGGGCTTGCCGCCCAGGTCAAGCCCGACGACATAGCAGATGCCGATGGAATGGGCATTGTGGCCCTTGCAGTGGGCACCGGCTTTCTCGAGGGGTCGGCCCTTGTGGACCGTCCCGTCGAGGTAAACAACGTAGTGGTAGCCGATGTCCGCGAACTTGCGCTGCAGATGCCACTGGCGGATCTGCTGTACGGTGACGTGCTGCCCTTCCCGCGTTGCGGAGCAGTGGACAATGATTTGATCGATACTTCGCATGGCGGTCAGACTTTAGCGGCCGAGACGGGGGTGAGCACGCCCGCGTCGTAGGTCTGCTTGTTCTTGTCGATGACATACAGGTGCTTCTCGACCATGGTGAACGAGAAGCTGAAGTCCATCCTGGTAACATGGGCCACGAAGAACGCCCACAGCTTGGGGGTGATTTCCCCGGCGATGCTGTCCAGCGTTCGCTGGAAGAAGGCCACAAGCTCGGGTTTCGCTTCATGGTCTTCGGCGAGGCTCAGGCTTGACTGGTCAACAGGCTCGCCGTCGCTGATGAAGCGGATGGTGCCCTGGCTGTCGATGGCGTAGTAGTGCGGGAACCGTTTCTGCGGCACGCCGATGAGGGGGGCATCAAAGCGCAGCTCGCTCTGCTGGGAGTCGTCGCGCAGGAAACAGCCGGCGACCTGGATGTCCTTGACCTCGATGGCGTTGGGGAACGATGCCTGGAACACGGCACGGGCCTCGGGGTTGGTCAGCTCGGCGCTCATGATCACGGAGTGCAGCGTGTCGATGGAGGTGATGAACATCTCCTTGACGCGCTCGTTGTGGGTGACGGTGTGCGTGGGCAGCTCGTGCATGCGGCCGTCGCAGCCCTTGTAGCGGACGTAATGCTCGCCGTCGTCGCAGACTTCCTGCGGCTTGATGTTAAGAATCTTCTTGCTCATAGTCTTGGATCGGGTTTGTAGTGTTAGTATATGGTTGGTTGTTCTCTAATAGCTTCTTGCGCTCCATCAGTTCCATGGCCTGCATGACGATGGCGGCGATGTCGTCCTTGTTCTTGACGATGACGTTGAAGGTGTGCGCCTTGTCGCGCAGTTCCTGCTTGTCATGGGTCGATTCAAGGACGGACTTCCATTCGCAAAAGATGTTGAAGCCGCCCATCAGGATCGTGAAGAACGGTGCGGGCAGGATGACCGATGTGATGATGTCGATGCACGACAGGCACAGCATGGGCAGGAAGTATTTCGTGGCCTTCTCCACGGTCATCTTGAAGCCGCGGGAGGTGGTGGCGATGCCTGCCTGCTTGGCCTTTCGGAGCCCGGCGACGAAGTCCACGGCCATGGCCAGCATGACGGCGATGTACGTCAGTGCGAGCCATACGGCGGTGTGGTGCAGCGACAGGTTTTTTAGGATTTCGATGATTGTCTGCATTTTTACTGTTTTTCTGTTGGTTATTAGGGATTTTTGAGTTAACTTTGCGCTCGAAAAGAAGACTTTGGGTGTGCTTCGGCTCACTTATTGTTATAATGATGTGCTTCGGCTCATCAGCTGAGTGAAAAGGTGTGCTTCGGCTCGCCTTTCTTTTTTTGTCCTTACCTCTCAAAGATCCAGGTGTAGCTGCCGTTGTTGATCCGTGTGCTGACGTGGAACTGGATGATGGGCGTGACCAGGCTGGTCTTGTCCAGCAGCTTGCGGTTGTCGGGCTTGGCCGACGAGAAGGCGATGCCGTACAGCAGGCGCACCTTTTTGGGCACGAGCACCTTGCCCTGTCTCTCGGCAATGGTGATGCGGATTTTGCCGTAGCTGGCCATGAAGTTTCCTGATTGGTCACGGCCTTCCTTGACGAAATACCGCGCTTCATGGCGGTACTTCTGGTCGTCCTCGTAGCCGCGATGGATGACCTTGGCATCGATGAGCACCGTCTCGTCGTTGCCGATGGTCACCGTGTCGGCCTTGCCCAACACATTCCAGCCCTTGCGGACTGGACCGTGTGACTTCTCGCCGCTGATGTTGACGCGGTTGCGCTTGCGGGTGTAGCGGAACAGATAGGGCGTGTAGCCCTTGGCGATGAGTTCCTCAGCGCCGCGCAGGTGCAGGGCGCCGATTCCCTTGTTGATCTCGATGCCGAGACCGTAGAACGATCGGGATTGGGCGGTAGAGCCGCCGCTGCCGAACACGGCCTGGCGCAGCTGGTTCAGCTGGGTGACCATGGCAGAGGTCATCAGGCCCGCGTTCTGGGTGTCGGCGCCTGTGAGGAAGAGGCGTTTCAGCACGATGTTCTGCTCGCCGGTGGCGACGTTGTAGCCGATGATCTCGAAACCGAGGCGGTCGGCAGCGGTATAGTGCTGGCGGATGTCGTCAACGAGGGCGCCGCTTCCCTGCACCTTCTGCATGGCGGCTTTCAGGGCGGTGATGTCGGTCTTGGCGGCGTTGAGGGAGATGACATGGGCAGCGGTCATCGCACCGGCCTTCTGGTCGGTGGCGCCGTTGATGACCAGGGCCGCGGTCGCCATGGTCCCTGCCCCGTTGAACAGGTTGTAGCGGCTGGCGGAGAACACGACCTTGTTGGCGTCGCTGTTGCCCTCGGCGAAGAACTGCAGCACATTGCCCGCCGCGCCGATGGCATTGAGCCTGGCGGTGTGCTGGTCGATGATGTCCTGCATCTCGAGCACGGTGTCGGTGAGTTCGTCATTCGTCTCACCGATGCCCTGGATGCGGATGTAGTCCTCGGCGGTGAGCACGCCCGCACGGGTGCGTGTGGCCGGGCCGATGGCAAGTGTGAGCGACGAGGTCGCCCCGTCGACCATGCTGCGAGCCATGAGCTGCAGGATGACGTTGCTGTGGTCATCGACGTTGCGCTGCTGGATGTCGTAGAGGAAACGGTACTGCTGGATCGTTTCCTTCCAGAAGCGGATGATGTTGTACTCGGTCTCGCTGGTGGCGGTGGCCAGCAGGTCGGCGATGGCCTGGAGGATGGAGCCGACGGTCTCGGGCGAGATGCTTTCTTTCTCGGTCTCGACTCGGAATGCGGAGATCAATGAGGTCAGTTGTTGGATGTCAATCATAATCTTTTGCTGATTTTCAGTTTTCAGCAAAAGTAGGATGACACCCTCATCCAACAAAAGACAAGACTTTTTGTTTGAAAAAGATCAAAAGTATACAGCGATTGTAAAATTTAACAATTATTTATTGGCGTATCTAACAATCTTATTTATCTTTGTCGGTGGAAATAATTCCATAAAATTTAAAAGTGGGGTTCACCACTTAAATAACGATTAATATATTATGCCTTCACATGCAGAATTCATTGACCCGTTGAGATTAAGGGTTGAAACATTGGAAGGTGATGTGTTTATCTTAGGTTTTCACAGCACTATGAACTATCAGATTGAACAGGAATATGATAGTTTTGTCACAAAATGTGTTATTGCCTTGTTCGATGAGTATTACAAGGGCGATGACAATGTTCTAATGGGGCCAATAATGAGAGGGTTTTACCGAAACCAAATTGACCCTTTCTTTTGGTGCATTAACGATCGAGACAAAGAACGCGAGCGTATAGGCGAACGAATAAAGGAACTCCGAAAGGAACAAAATATTGATGCGAAAACTCTGGCCCGAAGAATCGGAATTGATGCGGGCAATTTGAGCCGTATCGAGCAAGGCAAATTTTCAGTAGGTGTTGACATACTTAATAAGATTGCGAGTGCCTTGAATATGAGATTAGATTTTGTTCCTCAAAACCAGATTGATTATGATCAGCGTTGATGATTTTTTCAAAGAAGTGAGAGAGTGCGACTACAAAGGTGAGCACTACTCTGTGAGAGATAATGGAGCGGTAATGCGACATCCACAAGAGGGAAAACGACTTAGAAAATATGATAATGTTTGGACGTTTGGCAATACCAACACTAAAACAGGTTATAATTATATCGCAAGTAATGCCGTTCATCGCATAGTCGCTTTTGCATTTCTTGGTTTGCCCCCCACTCCCCAACATGTGGTTGACCACATTGATACGAACAAACAGAATAACAGGCCTAATAACCTTCGTTGGGTAACAAGATTAGAAAATGTTTTAGATAATCCAATTACTCGCGCAAGGATTGAGAATATTTGTGGGAGCATCGAGGTGTTTCTAAAAGACCCGTCTGTTTTGCGAGGTCATGAGAAAATTGACCCTAATTTTTATTGGATGAGAACCGTTTCTCCAAATGAGGCTCGCATTTCTCGTGAAAAGCTAATTCAGTGGGCAAAAGAACGTCCTGCTTCCAAAGGGGGAAATATAGGAGAATGGCTTTTTGATGGTTCAAATTCGAAAGGATCTTTTGGCATGCAAAGTATAGCAAAAACGCCTAAACTATCTTCAAGTTCTAATGAATTGCCAACTGTTAGTGCAAGCGATATCATTAGGATAAGTCAATCAGCAAGAATTCCAGAAAAAGATCCAATAAAGGTATCAAACGAGACAGAATCTCTTACACCTAATGTAATTCAGGTAAAATGGAGAACACCCACTGAGTTCCCACTATGCCCTCTAGAGCAAGTAAATCAACCATTGATTGAATATCAGTCTCGATTGATCAAAGACTCTATTTTCTGCCACAACCAATATCAAGACTCTTTGGTCATTGATACGGCCTTGGTTGATGATAATTCTGCTTTATATGTGATGTGCAAGAGCTCAGACGATGGAGCTATAAAGCCTTGGTCTCTAGCGAAAATCACTTATAAGGACGGAAAGTACTATCATGAAAGTATTCAGACATACTTTCATGAGGATGGAGCAAAAAAATACTTCACATTAGCCCAGGGAAAGGAATGGACGGGCGGTGAAGTATTTGACGATCGTGTCTAATAATATGTGTTATCACTAGCGATTTGACCGGAAGTATCTGCGGCTTAGTGCGTTAGAAACTAAGCCGCAGAATTCTTTTCCGATGTTCTCTCCAAGGAACTCTTCCAAGTTCATGACTGAGGCATAATACAAAGTTTTGGACAAAAAAGCCCACCAAGGTCATTGGTGAGCAATCAAAAAAGTATTAGTTGTTTTTATTGATTCATTAGTGATTCTATTGTAACCATATTAGGATCAGCAATTGTCAATTGAACTATCCATTGTTCACTATCCTGTTCAGATCTTATGATTGCAGGTAAATCGGTATCTTCTTCTTGATGTACTAGAGTAATATAGAGTTCAATCTTACCATCTGTAAAATATGTCATCTCTTCATATTCAATATTTAATCTATCTAATATCTTTTGATCTGGTTCTAACAAAAAATCACTATATTTTTCTTTATAAGCATTAGTAACTTTTAAATAATATGTTAGAGCTTCCTTATAAGCGTCAGGATTCCCATACTTATAGAAATATCGATAGGCATATGCCATTTCAACTCCGCCATCATTTCCATAACTGAAAAATATCATAGCCCAATCAAAAGGCATGCCATCTTGTGCAAACTCAGACTTGACATGAATAGAATGCTTTGATTGTTCCTCAAAAACCAAGTTTGTAGTTTTTAAATGATTAACTACTGTTTCTGGAGAATCGAAAATGTGTATGCCTAGTATATCTACATTCATTTCTTTGACACTACTATCTGAATTACAGCTAGATAATACAAGCATACTACATATTCCAAGCAAAAATGCGGAAAGAAACGCTTTAAATTGTTTGTTCATAATCAAAATATAATTAATAATAATGTTGCATGAGATTAAACATTAACCTTTCTTGGGTATATTTATTCCAAGTGTTTCTAATTCGTCTTTGTATAGATCACAAATTTCTTGTATCTTCTCATCAGGTGTTAATGATGAGCTACTATTGAAAATAGTATCATTTGTTAGAATACGATTTAAAAGAACTTCTTTGGCTTTTTCTTTCTCTCCTATGCGCAATAAAAACTCAATAGTAGTTTCTATATCGTCATTTTTATTGATCTTTTTATTAATTCTGCTGATGTTGTTACACATACCCCATACTTTAAAAAAAAGAATCAGGGACAAAATGCCAAAAATGACAGAAATAAGAACCATAAAATCTTCCATACTCTATATTTTATTTGATTAGTAGCGCAAAGTTACAACAATTATCACAATGACAACTTTTTTCGCTGAAAAAACAGGCGACGCTCACGCGTGACCTGCCCAGGTACAAATATTAATAAGAAAATATAAATAACAACTTTCAATGTTTACTATTACAACGCCGGGCAAAATCACTCATGATGCCACAGAACGTCCTGCCGATGTTCTCCTCGTAGAACTCCTTCAGTCGCATGACTGAGGCGAAATACTTGCGGGAGAACCAGCGGCGGCGCTGGCGTTTCTTGGCTCTGCCTAGATCGCCACTGTTGCCACGGGGCGTCTCGCGGCCCGTGCCGTAGTCCTGCCACAGGCCGTATTCGAGGAAGGACTGGGACAGTCCGACCTCGAAGAAACGACCGTCGGCACGTAGCGGCAACGCCTTGGGCGATGCCAGCAACGCCCCAGTGTCAATGACGCCAAGCAGCGTAATCTGCTCCTGCCAGATCTTGAGCATCGTGTCGTTGAAGGCGGTGACGAACTTCTGGCGCTCCTGCAGCGCCTGTTGTTCGGTAGGCTTATTCCCATTCATCGGCATTGTATCTCAAGTCAGTATAGACATCTACGGCTATCTGAAAATAAGCACAGGCACACCCGCTGAAGAAGTATCGGTCAATCTCGTTTTCTCCAGGATCAGCAGCGACATGTACTGGCGGAAGAGCTCGCGCAGGGTCTCCATGCAGCGTGTCCGTGCCGCCATGTCGTCAATCTTGTGGCGCTTTGCCAGGAACACGGTCTTCACCCGACGGGTGTGAGGCGTGTTGTTCAACTCGGTAAAGCCGTTGGCGATGTCGCTGACGCACACGAAGGCGGTTGTCCGCTGCATGTGGGCCAATGCTTCCTCGAAACCATCTAAGCCGCTGACATGGCAGAAGGTGAAGTGTTCACTTTTTGCCAGGCGGTTGGTCGCGGTCAATTGCTCAAAATATTCTGAGGCATCCCAGATGCCCTGAGGATATTGTTCGTTCATTTCAATGGATATTTACGGTTAAACTCGTCATACTCATTGGCCAATTCATCCAGTTCGGTGAGTGCCCGCCAAGTGTCTATGGCGAGCACTTCTTTCTCCTTAGTCACGTCGCCCTTGGTAAGGGCGCGGATCTGCGAGTTGACGGCCTCGCACAGGATCTCGTACTGGGACCGGGTCTGCTCAAACATGTTGCCGTCAGCACCGCTTGCGTTGCTGATGGGCTTGAAGAAATGTTTGAACTGACGGGCGAACATCTCCTTGAGTGAGGCGAACCAGTAGAACACACCGATGCGTTCCGCTTCGGTAGGTGTAACCTTGTTGGACTTATAGAGCTGCCTGGTGAGGTCGTCAAGCAGCGCGTCCTCCTTGGCTGAGAGATAGCCCTGGTAGAAGTTGTCGCAGATGATGAACGTCTCGAAAGGGACTTCCTGGAAATCCGCTGTCAATGCTCGGTGTTTGCCTATTCGTGAGATGCGCACGGGTTTGGGCGGTAGCTGGTCGATCCAGTCGAGCGCAGCGATGGCCGCATTGACCTGCTCAGCCATGATGACAAATTCATCGTCAACGAATTTGCACCACCATCCCTTACCGTATTTGTGCAGGACCTTCATGCCTGTCCAACGGAAAAGGCAGTAGGTCTTGACCTGTGGCGAGGGAAAGCCCTGGGCCAGCAGGCCGAACACGTAGCGCAGCTGGCGGTCGTCCAGTTTATCCCATCCTGTGGGGACAGTGAGGTTGACGTTGATAGTTTCAGAACCAGTAGCCATTTGCTCTCTTTTTGTTTTCGAACACAGGGGGCTCGAAGAGTTTGTAGGTGTTGGAATTGCGGAAGTGCGGGAACGAGGTCTCGTTCTTGCGCATCAGGTCAACGATGTCACGCAGCGACTGAATGGGCACCAGGTTGCCCTGCAGGGCGGTGACAACGATCTGCCGCAGCTGTTCGATGACACGGGTATGGTAGGACGTGGCGACGGAAATATCCGTGAATGCGGACATGACCTCGCTACGGAACACGGCCAGTTGCTCGGGCGAGATGTATTCCTCGGCGAGGCGTTGCTCCACTTCGATTGCCTTGGAGCGCAGGCCCAGATAGTTCGCCCACCGGTGTTCGGTGAAACCGCACAGGTTGGCCAGGTCGATGTTCGGGAACAGCGTTGCGCTGAACCATTGCCGCTTGGGGCTGGCGCTCCACGTGCTGTTGAGGAACAGGTTGTGGATCAGCTGCTCGATGGCGATGTCCCGGCTCGTCTCCAGCGAGCCGAGGAGCCTTGATATCCTATGGGGGCTTGCTGGAGCGATGTTCTGGTTGCTCACAATGCCGAATCCGTTCGGCGTGAGCACCAGGTCAAGTGACGGCACGGCCCGCATGAACGCCTCATGGACTACAACGAGCGTTGCGCAGGTGCGCAGCGGCTCGGACTCTTCCATGGCGAGCAGTTCAGGTGCGAAGTCGTCACCGATGAACTGGGTCATCACCCATCGTTCTGCCTGGTCCAGCCATGGCAGGATCTTGTCAAAGAAGGTCGTTTCGCCTTCCACGGTGTCGAAAGCGTTGGGCAGGTATCTGCGCAACTGCTGGTCGGATGTGATAAGTCGTGTCATCTCAGTCAAGTCTCAGTTCGTTGTACTTTAATTTGAGCAGCATCTCATCCACATATTCTAGAGTCAATCTTGCGATAGCTCGTGCCCATGTTTTTTCCGTGTCGAAAACACATCCAACTAAATCATTTATAGTCGTACTTTCGTTCTCGTTAAGTTCAATCATTTTCGGAAGCAGGGTTTTCGCCATTTCATAGCGGCGCTGCTCCCAGTCAATCTTCTTCTTTGCCATTTTCATTTCTGTTTTGTTTGTTGGTGGTTACTTCTTTAGCATCCTGATGCTCGTCCAGCGTCGTCAGCTGGATGAAGGGGCAGTCGGGATAGGCACCCGTCCAGCCGTTGAAGCGTATGACGATCTGGTGTACCGTGAACAGCAGGTCGTGATACGGCTTCTGCAGGGCCTGGGCGATGGTGTACAATTCGCGCTTGTCGCTGCCCGAGTTGTTGCTCTGCGACTTCCCAGGCACGCTGCCCACCAGGTTGCTGTGAACGCGCATGGTGAAACATATCATGTTCACCGCCTCCTGGATGTCGGTTGACCAGTCTCCGCCTTCCTTGTCGGAGTCGATCTTGTTGATGACGACCTCGTGCTGAACCTCGCCTGTGGGCGCCACATAGAAGGTGGAGAACCACACCTTGCCAGCGTTCTCAACGCCGGTAAGGAAGTCGAGGATCTGCTGCTTCTCCTTGACGATGCGTTTCTGCTGCTCGCGGCGGTCGGTGATGCCCTCGCTCTTGAAGATGGAGTCCCAATACTTGTTCGAGATCTCGATCTGGTACTTGATTGGGGCGATGTTCTTCAGCTTGGCCTCCTTGGCCATGCCGATGAGCTGCTTGATGTTGTACCACTTACCACGGAACAACGCGCCGTAGTACGGTATCGGGTAATAGGTGCTGTCGGGGGTCGGGACCCTCGTCAGCACGGCGAACTTGCGGGACTTGGTGCGGACGCGACGCTTGCCGTCGTCACCGGCGATGCGCCCCATGCGTATCGCCAGGTCGCGCCAAGGCGAATTGATGTCGAGCAGGTCGATCACCTCGATATCGTCACGGTTGGCCACGGGCTGTCGCCAGTTGGCGTAGAGCACCTGGCGTATGCTGCCGTCCTTCTCCGCAGGGGTAAGACGGCAGTAGCAGGCCTCCTTGCGGATCAGTCGTACAATCCTCGTGCCCTCGGCATTGAGGATGACGACCGAGACGCAGAAGGCGAAGTGCTTGAAGTCCTGGCACACACCGAGGAAGTAAGAGGGCAAGGCGTTGTCGAGCAGGAAGTCCTCGACCTCCCGCTTGACATCGCCGCCACACGAGTCGGTGTTGTACTGCAACCCGCTGCCGTAGCACACCTCAGCGTTGAACATCTGGCATGTAGCGAGGGTCTCGTCACTCTCGATGAGGTTGATGATGTGGTACGGCATATTGTTATCGCTTCCCCATGGGATGTAGGACAGCGATTTGTCGATGATCGTCGGCACGATGTCCACGTCTTCCTTGAACACCTTGCCGCTGTCGGTCTTGAAAGCGGCCGATGCGTTGAGCACCGGGATGGTTTCTACACTATTAAAATTTAACTCCATAATCTCGCGGTTTTAGTTTCCGCAAAATTATGGAGCTATGCTCTAATTGTAAAAGACAAAGTTATATGCCATTCATGCGTAGCAAAATGATCACATCGCAGGTTAAATCAACTTTAGCACGACCAAAGCTGTTCCCTCCATTAATAATTATAAACAAGTAATGAATATAGTCTATTCCCATTATTCAATGAGATCCGGTTGATAAAGATGCTCCATAAGGAATCGTTGTGGATCGTTTTTGAATCCTTTGCGAAGGGATTCAAAATCAATGCGGTTATCAGCGTTTGGTTTCAAAATGATTTTTGTATCCACCAAGTTCTCAATGAACAGATATTTCGAAAAAGTGATCAATTCTTCTCCTTGAGCTAATTCAAACTCTTTACACTGCTGTTCAAGGCGTTGGGCATTGGTACCGTACCATTCTATGCCCACTAAATGAGAAAAGAGTGTGGTTTGGTATTTTGAATCAGAAGAATAATCGATACTCCGCTGCTCCAGGTCAAAGAAATCATTGGGGTAATCTTTGCGGAAACTGATTGTGAGATTACGGCAAAGAGGCATCAAAGCCTGAATACTGTCCAGATTCTCATCTTCGACAGCAGCACAGCACTTGTCCCAGAATGTGACTAATTGACCGCATCTACCACCAGGACTCCAACAAGAAGCAGCCATCAAACTGTTGCCAAATACATAAGAAGTTCCGTCAAAACCAAAAGCCTTAAAGAGAAATGATGACGCATTGACCGATGACTCCATCAGACGGTTTAAGGCATTCATCACACTGTCGGGTATGTGCAAGTCTGACGTATAGACCGTATCTTGGTTGTCATGTTGCCTTAAATACATACTGTCATAAATATTATGGTTTGCTTTGGCAAAATAAAGGGTATTCTCTCTGTCGGCGGACAAAACATATTCCGAATCCCCAGTCTCGGCAGAAGGCATTACGATATAATAGAATAAGCAAGCCAATTCCTCCTCTCCTCCCAAAACCATCCTCTTGAGTAAAGTACGGTAGTAAGGTGAAGCTAAATCATCAATAGGAGATTTCGGAACCAACCTGTCTTGGGCAAATGCCGTTGTGAGGATGATTGTTGTCAGCAATATGCTTGCCAAGAGACGTTGATATGATAGAAACAATACTCTTTGCCTCTCTTTTATTATCAATCTAAATAGTTTCATGACACAGTAAGAAATCAAGATAATACAGTTGCAAAGTTACGACTATTTCTCAATAGTGTTATTCGAAATGCGACAAAATTTAGAGAAATATAGAAATACCGTTAACCTCGAAAATACACACCAAACGGGCAGTGCGAATTTGTCTGCTGTCGAGCAGCTTGAACTGCTGGGTGCCCTGGTAGAAGTTGTAGCGCAGCGGGATGCAGTTGCGCCAGCACTGGATTTCCCCGCTCTTGGTCCAGAGCTTCAGGTCAACCGGGTCGCCGGCCTTGAGCATCCTGCGAAGGGTGCTGATGTGGATACTTTGTGCCATAGGTCTATTGGAATGAGGGGTCAAACTGCTCGGTGAAGATGCGGTCGTGATCCACGGACAGGTAATCTGTCGGCAGATACGTCCGCCTGTCTTGGTACTGGTAGGTGAACTTCACGGTGTTGAGTTCACCGTCCGCGTCGCTGATCTCGCAGGTCGGCTCGGTGATGAGCACAATCGGCATGCCTTGCGGAGTGTAACCCTGCGAGAAGTCGGTGCGTTTGGTCGCCATGCGCACGTCATGCGAATAGAACAGCTGCTCGATCCACCGGGCCTGCTCCATGGTAAGGCCCGAAGTCTCGACCTCGTACAGCTTCTCGTTCTGCTGGTTGTAGAACGTGGAGATGCGGTTCGTCACCGCGATCGAGCGGTCAACCTTCGGCTTGTGCGTGGTCACTGCCTGGAGTGCGCAGCACTCGAAGCAGTTGAACGCATTGCGGAAATACAGCGTGAGGTTCGGCTCGCAGTCCTGCACATAGAACGTGAAGGACCGGGCGCCGACATGGACACTGCAGGCCAGCGGCCTGATATGTTCCCTTACCCAGCCGTGGGACTCCACGGCATCGAGCATCAGCTTCATGGTCACCTCGATCCTGGCGATGGTGTCGATGGTGCTGATCGAGTTTTGGGGTGAGTACTGGAACACCCGTGGCTCAGCGTCATAGACGCTGGCCACGACACGGAAGCGAACGGACTCCTGGGAGTACGCCTTGCGGTAATAATACAGGAACTCGGTCGCCCCCGGCGCCATGAGTTTCCCTTCCATCGTGGTGAGGAAGTTGTTGCGCAGGAACTCCTCGGTGTCACCGGTGAAGTGCTGCTCCAGATAGACCGCCTGGAAGGTGGCCAGTGTCTGGGTCGTTCCGTTGTGCTTGGCCCTGAGCGTGAACGAGCGCAGGGCGTGGCTGCCCTGGCGCATGTAATACTCGACAACCGAACGGATGTCGTGGACAATGATATTCCTTTGATACGGGATGTGTGTGGCCGAGAAAACCGTGGCCCCGCCCGAGACGATCGACACGACGGCCTCGTTGTCGTCGCTCGTCGTAAGGTCGAGGTCGGGAGTCTGCGAGGAAAACATCAGTTCTCCGAGTTGGGTGTTCAATGTGACTGACATATATTCTATCGATTTTAGTGTAGTGCAAAATTAGATCTGTGCCGTCAAATGCTAAAAGACAAAGAAAAAGCCGGGCGTTCCCCATCGATGGGGGCGTCCGGCGCCGGTTCCGAACGGTGGGCGATCGCTCGCCCACCTGCGGAACGGGAGGCCTTAAACCTCGTGCTCGATGTACTCGCTCAGCTCCTTGAGGATGCCTTCGATGTCCTCGGCCGTGCTGTCATCGGCAAACGTCCATGACCTGCAGGCCTTGGCGGGCGGCTCGCCTTGGTGGGCGAACACCGTCCACCATGTCATCACCTCACCATCACATCGCATCAGCGTATTGGTGTGGATGCTCATCGAGTGGCAAATGCCCACCTTGTTGTTATACACTGCGTCCTGTACTCGGCGAATGCGGGTAACCGCTTTCTTCACTTCTCGTGTCATAGCTCTTGATTTTTTGCGGTGGGCGGGGCTGGCCTCGCCCACCTGTTAAACATTATCTTACTTGTTCTCGGCTTTCTTGGTGCTGCGCTTGCGGCTCTTCTTCTCGGGCTGAGGCTCGGGCAGGCCATCACAGATGGCTACACGCTTGCCTGCTCTAACCAGACGGGGCAGATAGCTGTCGAGGGCGTGGGCGGGGAATGCGGCCTGACGCTCGGTGATTTCCTTCGCCTGCGTGCGGGTGAGAACTATGCCCAAAATCTCGCTAACGGCTACCGCATCATCGCCAAACGACTCGTAAAAATTATCAATAAGTTGTGATAATTTTTATTATCCAAACAAATGAATTATCCAAATATAGCACTAGCAACCGAACCAATATTCGCAAAATGGCAGTCACTTAAGTTCTGATATTTTTATTCGATATCCTTGATTCCCCACGAGGCAGCTATTGTTGCCTCTTTTCCTTTCCACATCTTTCTTGTTTTCCGCTGTTCCTTATTCTCTAAAGTTGATAAGGCTTTTGATTCTTGATCTGTAGTAATATCTAGATAGATCATTGTCGCATTTAAATTTGCGTGTCCTAATAAAAGTGATATCTGAAGTAAATTCATGCCAGCATCCAACCAATGTGTTGCCTTTGAATGGCGCAACATATGGCAATGTATGTTACTAGGCACATCTGGACATCTCTGATGCGCAATTGCCGCATACTTCTTTAGCATTTTATTGACGGCTTCTTGTGTCATAGGGGTCTCCTTACCCAATATTCTTGAATAGAACAAAAAGTTTGTTGAAAAGGGATCTCCATCATGGTATTCCTTAATATAAGCTAGCAAGTATGTCTTAAGTTGCGGCGTTATATACAGAGTTCGGACTTTGCTCCTTTTCCCAATAACTCTTACAAATGATTTTGCCCCGTGTAGATTGATGTCGCATACTTTGATAGATAAAACCTCTCCAACTCTTGCAGCGGTATCATACATAAACGCCATAAGCGTGAGATCGCGTAGGCCTATTTTAGTTTTGGTGTTAGGCGTCATCAAAAGAGCTTTGATGCCAGAAAGAGAGATGCTGTCAACCCTTACTGTGGGCTCTTTTGATCGAGGGACCATGCAAGACTCGATATAGAGATAGTTATAAGCATACTCTTTCGATGCCAGATACTGTAAAAAAGCTCGCAAACACGAAAGCCGATGATTGCATGTCTTATTGCTATTCTTGCGCACTGTCTTAAGCCACTTAATCCATGCTTCAACATAGTCTTTTTCAAAGTGTTTTAGAGAGACGCTGTCGGGAGACACCTTAACCTCATCTTCTAAGAACTTCGCATACATAGCTAGGGTGACTTCATAACTGCGGATGGTGTTTTGGCTATTCGCTTTAATTGATGGCGCATAGTCAATGAGCCAGGAGTTGACGAGTTTTGCAATTTTAATTGATTCTTGATTTTTCATGTTCTAATTCGGGGAATAAATCTTGTGCTGTTTTGCTTGTTAATTTGTCTATTATCTCAGCCAGTTCCGGGACAATGCTGTAATAGTAGCGCGTGCTTTCTAAAACACAATGTCCCATGGTGCGGCTCAGATATATGAACTTAGCATAAAAGTCGAGCCCATCCCTTATGCATTTATTGATGTTCATTATAGCATAATGATGTCTTAATGCATAAGGTACAGCATCTGTCTGATTACAGGATTTCCAAATTTTTGAAAAAGAAGATGAGACCCAATTAGTGCTATAGTGCCCTCCACTTGTGCTTTGAAAAAAGTATTCTCGGTTCGGCATTAGTTCATTCATCACAGAGTCGAATACACTCATTAAGTCTCTCATGGAATCATGCATCACAACATAATGCTGCTGATGGCCACCTTTACTTCTCCTGACATTTATAATGCCGTGAATGAGATCCACATCGTCTCGTTTCAATAACCGAGCCTCCGTGGTTCGGAGTCCGGTGCTGTAGAGCAATCTAAAAAACACTGGAATTGTGATTTTTCGATACTTGTTCTTTTCATTGGTGTTACCTTGATAGAGATTATCACAAGCTTGAAAAAATCTCTTTAGTTCATCTTCTGTGAAGAAGTGAGGAATATATGTTCGTGGACGATTTTTAGGTGGTTTCGGTATTTTGACGGCCAATAGATTCTTGTTGTTTGCGTATTTTAAAAAGGCGATGACTGGATATATCCGGCTACGACAAGAGTTGGATTTTTCTGTTGGTCTTTGGGCGCACCATGTGTCTATAAGGGTTTGATTTATGTCTCCCTGTATAGACAGCCATTTATCAAACTGCTTCAGACAGTAAAAGCCGTCCCTGCTCCAGCGCCCAGATGCAATCATATATTTCTGATACATATTCAGATACTCTGATATACAGGATGTGAACGTCATAGGTTAAACACCTCCTTTCCCATAGGAAATTGTTCAATTGTGAGTGCAAATTCCTTTAAATGATCCATGTCTGATGATAGATACCTGTTAGTTGACTCGATGCTGGCATGCCCTAAAGCAGATGCGATAATACCTGTAGAAATGTTGTTTCTCAAGAGTGATGTTGCCACGCTATGACGAAGTAAATGGAAGCCCATTCGTCCTCCGTTGACACGGATGCCGGCTTGTCGCATCACCCTGCGAGTAATATTGCCAATATTTTTATTTGACATAGGACGAGGTATTTTCTCTGTCAGAAAAATATGAGCATCACAATTTTGCGGACGTTCCTTTGTGATGTAATCAAAAATAGCATTACCAACAACAGGGCGCAACGGCAGCTGCAATTCCTTGGCCGTTTTGGATTGAATGATCCGTATCTTTTCATTTGCCCAGTCAATATCACCGATTTTGAGGTTTGCGACATCGCATCCTCGCATACCAGTATACATGCCAATTGTCATTATTGCTTTATCTCGGAAGCTTATTATTGGAGGGCCTTGTTCCACAATACGTTTTAGGGCGCCAATTTCTTCACCTTTAAGGTAATCTATGTTCTTTCTGTGTTTTCTGAGTTTAGGTAAGTACCCGATGATTTGTTCTACATCTTTAAATTCTCCCTTGCAGTAACCTAAACATCTTTTAACTCCTTGGTAATAATCTGAGGAGTATTTGACTCTCTTGCCATCATGAAAAAAGTCCAATACCATGTTTTCTGTAACCATGCTCAAATCTGTTGCACCTTGGGTTTGAAGAAAGTACAGAAAGTTGGAAATCAGGCAAGCACAATTCTTCTTATACGACTCAGACTTCCCAAGTGTTTTTTTCTTTACAATCTCGACAATTGATTTATAACTTGAGTTTAGCTTGAATTCTGTTCTCCTGCTCATGAACCCTGAATGATAAAACGAAAGGTAACGTCCGTGTTCAACGAAGTCTTTGATTAATCGCGCTATCAACCTGTAATAGCGCGCTTCCTTTTTAGAATGGGTCTTCATCTTGTCGATTAGATAAAAGGCAAACTCCTCATAACTACTCATGGTGCCATTATCATAAAACACCAATAGTCGTTTAGCTAGATTAGACACCTTGATACTGTATTCGTGTTTATAACCAATACTACGAAGATGCTCATAGATGAGTGGGGCGCGCACTCGGATGTTTTTAGAAATAGCATGTTGTTGCATAGCTCAGTAAATTAAAGTTATCAAAAAATGGATTTGATTCTTTAACGATGATATCTGCATATTCTTGAAATGGTTTGGATAATTCATTTGTTTGGATAATAAAAATCGCCCACACGGAACAACAAAATCGCATCGGGGTGCTTGGCCTTCATCTCGCCATATTGGCGGGCCAGCGGCGAGGCCTCGCCCACCACCTCGGCGGTGGGCTGGCTCTCCTGCTCGGGCGCTGCGCTCGCCTCCTGCTGCGGCTGGCTCGCCTTCACCTCGGCCATCAGCTTGTTATAGATGGCTTTCGGGATCACTGCGCCAGTGCGCTTTCTAAGGATGAAAGCATAACGTAAAGCCTTCAAAGCCTCGGAAAAGTAGAACTCGCCACTCTTCACACTGTCCTCACTGCGGTACACATGCCACATCATTGCACCACTCTTTACCTCTCGCTTGCTTGCTAAAATCAGATTTGCCATAATCGTAAAATTTTGAAAATGAATATATAAGGAATTAAAAACTATCTACATACAGGTAAACATTGCAGTAACTCACCTGCAGACCTGCGGCCATCGCCATGTCTGCAGCCTGTTCGCTGGCCTCGGCCTCGCTGCGGGCATCCACCTCGAAGGTGTGGCTCTCATTGTCGAAGTCCACCACCTCGACCATGTAATTATTGTACTTGCAGGAGCGGTAATTCTTTTTACTCGCACTGCCCTCAGCTTGTTCGGGAGAACCCAGAAATGATATGTTATAAGAAGTAGTCATAATGATGAAATATTTAAAATGTTAATAATCATTGTTCATGCTGTCGCGTATAATCTTTTTACGGTGCGAATCAAGTTAGCGGGGATAAGCGCCCATTAGGCAAGGCTTGACCGAAAAAATCCATCCTGGAAGAACGGGCCATTTTTATCGCAGAGAAAAATTGTGGATTATTTCGAGTCAACTGTGCATGGCCTTGACGGGCAGCGGCCCGCACTAACTTTGCATCGGAAAATGTTATACATGAGCGACGGCGGCAAGGGCAATGATGACATTTTGTTTCATCAATGCGGCTTCACGGTCCCCTCCCGTCAAGCAGAGGGCTGTGCGTAAACACGACAATAGTGGACGGTCACGCCCACTATACCTTGAAAGCAAGGAACTGCCTTCCGGCAGTTTCCATGCGTTAAAAGCCCCAGAATCGCCAACTGAGGTTTCTGAGGCTTGCAAATACAATTATTGTTGTGTGATTAATCGGCTGGTTATCGCAACAGGAGTAACAGAATACACCGTTTTGCTGTAACAGTTGCCACCGTTTTTTGACAAAGTAAACGGGTGTCCCGGAATAGCTGAACAAGTATCTCCAGAATTGTACCCACATTTATGGCCACGACTTTTACGTGAATTGATGGAACTGCTGCTAATCAACCTCCAGCACGAAGGTGTCCTCTGACACACTCTGAAAATCCTGCGACAATCTCAGACTTATTTACGAAAATTCTGAGAATCTTCCCACTTTTTCAGAAACCTTCAAAGAATCTCACAACACGGGGGTTACTGATGGCTTAAAGAAAAAGGTTGAACACCAAATTTAATAATCAATTCAAGCAGCAAATAATTCTGAGGACATCTCTCCAGCCCATGCACAAATGTCAGAATAAAGATTTGTCTTAATAAAAAAATCTAAAGAGTATTTCGCATTTATAATTAGTCTAATATCTTTTTCTTTCAAGTTCTTAACACCATACTTTTGTTCAATACTTTTTGCTAATGCAGAAATAAAGTCATGACCATTAGTTATTTCGTAATAATTTCGCTCATGGTACTTGTTTACAAAGTCAAGTACATCTTTTTCAGTGATTGCAGTAACACAATTTGGCGATTGCGGCATCACTGTTTCATAAATAGCATTAAAGGAACGAAGATCACTTTTTTCTTTACCTCTAACATTATAACCATTGAAATTGACATTTGAATGTGAGCTATAATTGAACCACTTAAAAAAAGATAACATTTCTAAATCCTCAAAAACTTCATTAACAAGAGCCTCATCAAAAATAATAGCATAACTAAAAAAGATCGCCTTCCTAACCTCAAACTCTGATAAACACATCATTTCATGATCATGAAAATCAGTTGTAAAGAAATTATCTTCACTTGGCACATCATTACATACTCGAGCAAAATCGCAATCCTTTATTGCAAAGTTAGGTATGCCATATTGTTGTATTAAATCAAAAACGCGCTTCATCTTATTGCACCCTTCTGTTGTTCTTATTTCAACCCTTTGATGATTAAATAATTTAAAATAACAGACTCTGTCATCTTCCCCTTCCACAAGCAAAAGAATTTTTCCATTATTTGCAGGTGCATCCCATTGCATTTTAATACTTTGGGCTATTTCTTCAGCTTTACTTTTCCACCGGTCTTCAAGATCAAAATCACTCATTTGTATCTTTTCCCTTATATTGTCTGTACAGATCAGTGCATAAGTCCCACCTACCATCAATAAAAGTAGGTGAATGTGTTGCCAAGATAATCTGACAACCAGTAGTATTAGCCATTTCTATATAATCATTTAGCATCTTACTCAACCAGGCTACATGAATCGAATTTTCTGGTTCATCAATCAGAAGAATAGTATTGCTTCTTGACTTAAATATCAAATTAAAATAAAGAATAAGCAAATTCTGCTCACCACTAGACAACTTATGAAGATCTGTCAATTTGCGACCATTTTTATTGATAATCTTCAAGCCAGTATCACAGAATTCAATAGTTTTCTCTGATAACACTTTGCTAGTTACTACTTGCTTATAAAGTGAAATTTTACGATACAAATCTTCGAATCGTTTCATCTTTTTGTTCATATCGTCAATATAAAGTGATAGAACCTTTTTAAACTCATCATAAGATTTTTTATTCTCAGAAGAATAATCTAAAATCTCCATATTAGTTATAAGATTTAATTCTTTATACCCTTCTATTGTTGATTTCAGTTCTTCTAATTTAGATCCGATTTCTTTCTCTGAATACTCATCTGATTTCTGAATAAGTCGACTAATAAACGTTGCATCAATACGCTGACTTTCAGCAGCAAAAGAATTTTGAGCACTTTGATACAATTTGCTTATCTGTTCATTTACATGGTCAATCTCATACGAATAATGTGGATATCTAAATGGATAAGAGGGATCCAGTTCACGGACATATAGTCTTTGGGCTGGAAGATATACTGTTTCGTTTTCCTGTAGAGCTAAAGATATATTCTTACAATGTTGTTGAATATAATTATCTTCATCTATATAGTAATACTTAGCAATTAGATCATCGATTCTCGTATTAAATGCTTCTCTTGAAGCTTTACTTTTGGCGCATGAATAGAGATATTGAATATATTCATCCTTCATGATGAACTGTTCAATTTGTTTCCCTTTCGAGTCAAACAATACTATGGATTCTTCGTATATACCTTCATCTGAAACATCCAGCTTTAATTCATCCGAATCATTATGATTAACAATCCTAGATTTGTTAATCATTATAGTTTGTTCTGACAACTCTATCTTAAACGTCTCAAATTCAAGAAAATGAAAAAACCAAAAATCTCTCCTAAACAGATGATTTATTGCAATAAGTAGAGAAGTTTTTCCATATCCATTAGGTCCTGTGATTATCTTTACAGCAGGTTCTGGCAAAAAAGAAATATTATAATCATAGAGCCCAAATAGTTTTTTTACTGTTACATTCTGTATCATAGATTGTATAGTTCTTTTAGTTTTTGCTGTAAAACCGCTCCCACTGTACAATGAGTCTCTCTTGTAATATTTCTATTGTCTTCAGAAGTCACAGAAGCTATATATTCTGGATAACTGTCCCCTTTACTGATATTATTTCTACAATTAATCGGGCGAAGATTAATATCTTCATCTGTACCTCCCTTGGCAACAGGATAAACATGATCTATTTCCCAACCTAAAATACTATCGCGATCGCCATAAGCATTGCGCGAAATCCATGCTCCAGAATAATCTTGTCGATAAATATCTGGATCATATCCATCAACCTTCAATCCCTTTTGCCATACGTAATTTATAGTTGATTCCTCTTCCAAGTTCAATAGTGCCATAATCAAATTTTTTATTAATTACTGCAAAATTACATTTATTTTTTTAATAATAACTGATTTTTTTTTGAAATTTGTATTTCCGAGTTTAGATCTAAGTTATTCAATAGTAATTGTCAAAAACAAACAGATAACGTATTTTACCTATAACCAATAGGTTTGGTGATGGTTGATTGTGCGAAGGTGAAGGTGCAGTTACGGGGATGGGAAAGCGTGAACCATGCTCGGCACCTAAATTGAGGGTAGTAGGATCGACCCTGTTGGCGGTGTGATGATAATGGCTCACGCTATATAGCGAGCCATTATACAAGCCTACCAACTTTGAAAATATCCTACTTTTTCAATTTAAGGGAATGTATAATGATTTCTCGAAAGTCCACGATGTCTTGCCAACCAAACGGGTCGGCGATGCAAAATTACAATTATTTTTTTACATGACTTGAAAGTGTTAGGTTAAACTTTATCTCATTCAATCATCGATTGGATGGTCACAACACAGCTGCAATGATGCCCTGGCTCCTGTACCATCTTCGCGCAGCACGCTCGGATATAACTTCAATGAACCATCGTCATTTACTTCAACAATGATGTTACAGTCATCGGTGAACAGGAACCGCTTTTCCTTGGCACCACAAATCAGCCGGAAAGCCGAAAATGGCTTCAGTTGATTGCGTCTGTCTATGACGACATCCGCTGCATCACCAATCAGATCAATCTTGAATGATTGGCCTTGTGATGCCAACTCGAAGATTTTTGCTGAAACTGGAACTACCAAATCATTCTCTGATTCGTAGAGGAATCGACGACGAACCTTGTGGTACGGCGGTAAATGATCATCTAACAACTCATCTGCCTCCACTAGGGGAATTGGCTTGTCAAACACATGAGCGTTGACCAAGAAATACCTGTTGGGCGGTGCGCCCCTCGACCAAATGTTAAGGTCAAATGGTGTGATACCTCCGACATCCGCAAAACCGAGAATCGCATTAGTCGCCAAGTCGTCGGTTTTGGAGATGTTGCCGAGCAGTTGTTGATTATGAACTTCCTGAAGCCACTCAATCGGGTAGCCGATTGAATGGTCAAGCTCCATGGCATGGAAGAAGATACGCTTAGGAACTTCTTCAGGTGGCGCATCGATGTGTACCACTGTCATCAGCCCTGCGCTTGCCATTTCAGCCCAGGGCTGGTTCAAAATAACTTTAAACATATTAATTTATCACTTCATTTGAGAAGTATTATTTCTAAATATTACTGATTTCATCGTTAATTAGAATGTGACATCACATTGAAGATCCGTCCTTTTTTTACTTCTGGATTATCTTTTCTTTAGGATAATCGCGTCATCCAGGCCAACCATTTCTACTACATCAGTTATATACTGAAATCCATATTTAAGCGTTATACACCTGTCAAGATTAAGTATTCCATTCCAGAAACAACCTATTCGGAGATCTTTCCTGGAGTCAAGTGTTAGAAGGTATGATACTTTGTCATCTTTATCTTTGGCATATCCGACCACTACAATCCACTGGGTTTCATATTGGTCAAAGCTGATCTGTAGGATAACAGGAAGGTTGTTGTCGAGACACTCTTTCACCTTCAATGGTATTCCTGCTCTTTTCCCCGTGTGATCAATCGTGACGAATTCAGAATATTCCTGTTTCACTATTTTGATTATATCATTTGAACTGATTCCTTTGGGATAAAGGCTGGGGGTGTTGAGAAATCTTATCAGTTCCCAACCTGCTGTTGCTTTCTCATGTTCGTTGCGATTCCAAGATGTGTCTTCTGCGTTTAATACGTTAAGGATATTGAATGTAATCGCTATTGAATAAGCACAAGACACTCCGTCAAGCTCACCTTGCTTGAAGTGCGCTCTCAGATAATAACGTCCTGATGGATTCTTACATACCAGCGTGCCATGTTCATTCAAGGATAATTGATCGATAGCAATGAACTGTTTCATTTAGTTAAATTGAAAATGTCATTAGTGTCCACTAAAAAATCATAAAAGTTCTTTGAAATTATTGAAATTCAGTTAGTTAAGTCGGATTTTTGGGTGCGACGATTTGAATTTATCTTT